AGCGCCGAGGGCAAGCATTCCGTGGCAACCGCTATCGGCATCAAGGGACGTGCCAAGGCCAGTGCCGGGAGTGCCATCGTTCTCTGCTATCGCGACCAAGAAGCCGATGGCGAAGACTATGGCCAGATCCTGCATATTCGCGCGGCCATCGCCGGCCGGGATGGCGTCAAGCCGGATACCTGGTACTCGCTGGATGCTGGCGGCAACCTCATTGAAGCGGAGTGAACTATGACGCCCGCCGAAATCGTCAGCCGGATTTCCCCGGATGACCGCACCAAAGCCCTGATTGCGTTTGTGGCCATCGACCAGATGGACTTGCGGGGGGTGGAGGGTGAAGAGACGCGCCGGCTTCACCGTGAGGCGCATTACACCGATCTGCGAGATCAACTGGTGGCGAAGGCCAATGCCAGCCAGGAACGGGATCAGGCGGCGGCCGCGCCAGCGGTTGTATCGAGCCGGCACCGCCCGTCGGGCCCTGGTGGCATGTACACCTTGCGCAGCAAGGATGAGCAGGCCCTTCGTCAGCGTGCGCAGGTCCTCAAGGCCTCCATCGACGCCTACCGTAGCCCCTCTATCAGCACGCCTCGCAAGGATGCAGCCACGGGCGATCTGGTGGTCGAGGTTCGTTACTACGGTCTGGGCTGAGGGACGCGCCATGACGAAACCTATCAACGATGGCGGCCAAGCATTTCCGTTGCCAGTGACGTTTGATCGCAATGGACATGCATGTGAGGCATATCCGGGCATGACCCTGCGCGACTACTTCGCAGCGAAGGCCATGGGTGGAATGCTCGCCGATCCGAACGTGAAACTCGACGGCAATCTGCCAACCCAGCTCGCAGAACTTGCGTACACGGTGGCCGATGCAATGCTCGCCGCCCGGGAGATGGGCCATGGCTAGGACCCAAGTCCACCTTTCACTCGACGTGAAGGGCTTTCTCAAGAACGCGCCAAAGCACCGTTATCGCGGCATGTTTCGTCACGATGACGGCCGCTTGATGACGCCTGACGAGGCGAAGAGTCGCCTGCTCGATGAGTTGGCCAAGGGCAATGAATTCCTGCCCTTTGGCAAGTGCGACAACTTCGACCCGAGGTCGGGCTGCCTGGGTCACCCCATCGAGGAGTCAGCATGATCACCCTAACCATCGAACTCGACGGCGTGAGCCTGCAGGTGACTGGCAACTACCTGCGCGGCTACGAAACCTCCCACGAAGAACCCGGCCAGGGTGATTGCTTCGAGGTGGCCACCGTCACCGATTCCGGCGTGGATGTGACCGACTTCCATGATCTCGATGAAGTCGCCGACCTCGCGCTGGATGCGTATCTCGAAGACCGGGCGCGCGAGGCCTCCGATGCTGCGGATCGTCGTCGCGACGAGGGGCGTTTCTTGGGAGCCGCAGCATGAGCACGCAACGGTGGGAGGTGTGCAGCAACCTCGTGCGCACTGTTCGTGAGGCGGATGGAAGCGGCGGATGGTTGATCGCGGAGATTCCCCCGAACATGCCAGATACGCATGATCACGCCCGTCTGATCGCCGCTGCGCCGGAGTTATTTGACGCCCTACACGCCGCTCGTCAGTGGCTGAACGGGGACAAGTGGCGCTATGACGAGGATCCTATTCGCCGCCAATGCTGGCAGGACCATGTGGACGCAATGGACGCCGCCCTCGCCAAAGTTACCGGAGCCGCAGCATGACCGCCACTCAAGCAGCCGCCCGCCAGGCCGATCACGACAACCTCATCGGTGAACTCGTGGCCATCGTCGAGCGCTACGTCATGGTCGATGAGATGGCCAGCGAGAGCGCTCCCACTACCTCCCTGTATCGCGATGCGAAGGCGGTCCTGGCCAAAGCAAAGGAGCAGCGCTCGTGAACCGCCGCGACGACTTCCTCTGCCGCTTCGAGCGCCGTCATCCGTGGATCTTCGGCACTCTCCTGGCCCTCGCCATCGTGCTGCTGTACGCCTGCGTGGCGGACAACGAAACGATCTCGATTCTTCCTGGGTGGTCGACATGAAGGACGACACCCCGATGGTCGCATGGGTGCGCTTCCTGCGCGCCGCTGGCCTCAAACACTCTGGTCGCTGCCGCGCAGACGGCAGCCTTGAACTGATCCCGATCCGCTGAGGACAATCATGGAATCACCTGAAATGGAAGTGCTGGACGCAGCTCCGGCAGAGTCGGCGACCGCCCTCGCCTTGTATGACCCCATCGAGGCCGGCCTCGCCAAGCTGCGCGAAGAAGGCGCCGAAGCCTTCGACGTAAAGACGACCGAGGGCAACAAGGCGGCGCGCGAGTTCGTGCAGCGTTGCGTCGGCACGCGCACCGCAACCGAGGAAGCGTACACGAACTGGAATCGCCCGCTGATGGCGCTCCAGAAGCGGGCCCGCGAGAAACGCGACGAGATCGTGGCGTCGGTGAAGGCCATCGAGCAACCCGTCAAGGATCTGGTCGATGCCGAGCAGAAGCGCAAGGACGAGGAACGTATCGAGAAGGCACGCATCGAGAGCGCGCGCATCTCGGCCCACCAAGCGTTCCTGAGCGCGATCATCAACCTGCCGAAGGGCTATCTCAGCGCGAGCGTGGCTGATGTCACCGCCGCGATCTGCGACCTGGAATCGCCGAAGTATCTCGTTCGGCGCGACTGGCAAGAATATGCCGACCAGGCCAAGGAAGCGGCCGAAAGCGCCCTGACCACGCTCCGCGCCCATCTGGAAAACGCCAAGGCACGCGAAGAACTGGCGGCGATGCGTACCCAACAACAGGCGGAGGCTGCCGCGCAGCAAGCCCAAGCGGAGGCGGCCGAAGCCGAGCGGCAGCGTATTGCCGGCATCAAGGACCGCATCCACGCCATCGAGACGGCGGTATCGACGTGCATCGGGCTGGGCGTGAAGCAAATCCAGCAACGCATCGATTCGCTGGCCCGCGAGGCGGCAGACGATTTCGGCGAGTTTCAGGCCGATGCCGGTGCCGCCATCGAGGCAGCGCTGGGCAACCTGAATGCGATGCTCGATACCGCGCGCGATGCGGAAGAACTGCAACAACTGCGTGCGGACCGGGAGAAGCGGGAACGCGAGGCCAAGGAAGCCGCCGAGGCTGCTGCCCGGGCCGCCGAGCAGGCCGAAGCGAAGCGCATTGCCGACGAGAAGGCGGCCGAAGCGCGCCGACAAGCGGAAGCCCGCGCCGCCGAGGAACAGCGCCAGCGCGAGGAAGCCGCTGCTCGCCGCCGCGAGCAAGAAGCCGCAGAGAAAGCCGCCCGGCGCGTGCGGGAGCAGGCCGGCACGTTGCTGGCCCTGCTGGTCGAAGCCCGCCCTCACATCCCGGCCGGCGATCTGGCTGACCGCATCGACGCCACGATCAATGCAGCCACCGGGAGCACAGCATGAGCAACCACGAGCAATTCTCCGCGCAGGCCGTGCAGCAAATGGATGTGAACCTCATCCCCGGGCCGGCGCCGGAAAGCCTCGGGCAACTGTTCGAGGCGCTGGCCACCGCACAGGGAGAATTTCCTCCCATCGCGAAGAACCGCACTGGACACGTCCGTCCGAAAGACCCGGGCAAGGCTCCGTATAGCTTCGACTACTCCGATATGCAGGAGATTCGGGACAAGACGACCCCCGCCCTTTCGAAGCATGCGCTGGCGCTCATACAGATCGTCACCGATAGGCCGACAGGCGGAACGCACATCCGCACGATCATTGCCCACAAGTCTGCGGCGCGCGTGGAGTCCTCCCTGAGCATTGCGCGCGGCGATGCGGACATCAAAACCTTCGGCGCATCGATCACGATCCTGCGGCGTTACATCGTGACGGCGTTGCTGAATGTGGCGGGAGACGCGGATCTGGATGAAAGCAGCGACCCGGATGTCGGCGCCGGTCTTTCACCCGTGGCCGCCGATGTGCACCCCGACATGCGCGATGCCAAGACCATCGGTGAACTCAGCAAGATCATGAGCGCCTTGAGCAAGGAGGAAAAGGCCAAGTACGCCGACTACTTCAATCAGCGCATGCAGGAACTGCGCGCGGCTTCGCAGGAGGCAGCATGACGAGAAGCGAGATTTGCACCTGCGCACTGAACTGCCCTCACACCATTACGCAAGAGGCGGTGCCGGACGGATTGATTGAACGCCTAAAGGGACACAGCGAAGACAAGCGGAACACCGCGTTTGCGCGTTCTTCCATGCGAGAGGTAATCGAATATCTCGCCACCATTGCGCCGAGCGCGCAACAGGCGGCGCCGGCTGTGCCGGATAGATGGCTGAGCATCGAGACGGCCCCGAAGGATGGACGCACGCTACTGCTCGGCTACCTCAACTCGCATGGTAAATGGCGCACGGTGCGCGGGCAGTGGATGAGCGAGGACTACATCGCGGAATACTGGGAAGAACCGGACGATGTGGAGCCGGGTTGGTTCGAGACCGCGGTGGAAGCCGAGGAAGTCTCCAACTGCTGGCGAATCGAACCTACTCACTGGATGCCGCTCCCCGCCGCCCCTGCCGCGCCGGAATCGCCTGCCGCCCCGCAACCGAGCGCCAAGGCGCTGACGTTCGCGGCCGGCATCGAGGCTGCTGCGAAGTGGGTGGACAAGCGCCGAGAGGACCACGATTCGGAGTTTGGCGCAGCTGATCCAGATACGGGCGCGTTCGAGTTTCGCTCCGTGCCCCATGAGGAATACAGCGCGGAACTTTACGAGGTCGCAGAGGGGATTCGCGCCATCCCGGCCGCAGAGCAGCCCAGCGAGGACAAGCGCGAGGTGCAATCGTGATTGTCGTTACCTGTCAGCAAGGCAGCGAGCAATGGCTGCAAGCCCGCGCGGGAGTGAACACCGCCAGCAACTTTCGCATCGCTCGCACCCGTAAGCGTGGTGGTGATGGATGGTCAGATACCGCCCTCAAACTCGCCTTCGGAACCGCTATCGAACGCATCAGCGGTGCCCCGCTCAACGAGGGCCACGAGACATGGCAGATGCGTCGCGGCCACGAACTCGAACCGGATGCGCGCATCGCCCACCAAGCCGACATCGGCGTCTACGTGCAGCCGGTCGGCATGGTCCTGTCCGATGACCGAGCCTTCGGGGCAAGCGCGGACGGCTGGATCGGTGAGGACGGCGGAGCCGAGTACAAGTGCCTCATCTCCCCTGACGAGCTGCGCACGACGCTGATCGATCACGACCTGGAGAAGTACACGGACCAGGTGCAAGGGAATCTCTGGCTCTCCGGCCGTAAGTGGTGGGACTTCTGCATCTACTGCCCAGCCCTCAAGTCCGTGAAGGAATTCTTCCGCTGGCGCATCGAGCGTGACGACGACTACATCGAGGCGATGGTTGCTGACCTGTGGGAGTTCGAAAAGCTGGTGCAGTCCAACGTTGCCACCCTGCGCAAGCTGGCGGCCTGAGCGGAGATCGATCATGAAAGGAACGCCGTTCGTCCCTTGGACACCCGATGAAGAGGCGCGGTTGCGCGAACTCTGGTCCAACGGCCAGCCCACCAAGGTCATTGCCGCCCACTTCCCCGAGCGCTCCGCGGCCGCGGTGCTCAAGCATGGTTACGACATGGGCCTTGGTCCGCGGCATTGCGCTCGACCCTTGTTCTCTCCGGTATGGGAGGGCATCAAGCGTGCGCTCGCCGGCGGCAAGAAGATGACGTCCAAGGAATTGGCCACGATCCTCGGCGTGACGCCGCATGCGGTGCAAAAGCACATGAAGATGCGTCACGGTACCGAGGTGCGGGTCGGCGGCTACCAGACCAGTGACCACGCCCCGGCCGTCAACCGCTGGATGCTCGGCGCCGGCCCGGACGCGCCTAAGCCGAAGCGCAAGAGCCGCAAGGAAGTCAACCGCGCCTACTCGCGGCGCAAGCAGAAAGACCCCGAGTATTGCGCGCGGCAGAACCAGCGCGCTCGCCTTCGCTATGCCGAGAAGCGCGGCCAGTTGATCCGCCGCGATCCTGCTGCAGCCTGGCTCTGACCCGCCCATCCGACTACACGATCTAGGACCACACCATGACCCCGATCCTGATTTACGATTCAGAGACAACTGGCATCCCCCAATGGGGCCTGCCCAGCGAAGACCCGAGCCAGCCGCGCATCACCCAACTCGCCGCCGAACTGCACGACGAGGACACCGGCACCACCCTCGCCTTCATGGACCTCATCATCAAGCCCGAGGGCTGGACGATCCCCGAGGAACTGGAAGCGCTGACCGGGATCACGAATGAGAAGGCCGAGCGCTTCGGCGTCCCCATCGGCCAAGCGCTGGGCCTGTTCCTCGAGATGTGGAAGAAAGCCACCCTCCGCGTCGCCCACAACGAGCCCTTCGACATGCGCATGATCCGCATCGAACTGATGCGCTCCGTCGAGCACGACGATGCGTTCGCCGACGAGTGGAAAGCTGGGCCGGCCTTCTGCACGCAGAAGAACAGCACGAAGATCGTCAACCTCCCGCCAACCGAGAAGATGGCTGCCGCAGGGCGCTATCACGCGAAGTCGCCGAATCTCGGTGAAGCCTACAAGCACTTCACCGGAACCGATCTGATCGGCGCCCACAACGCCGCCGTCGATCTGGCGGCTTGCCGGGAGGTGTACTACGGCATCAAGCGCTACCACGCAGCGGCATAGCGTTTAGCTCGCGGCAAGGACTATCTAGGATCACCAATGAAAACCAAATACGAGAAGCTTGACGCCCTGATCGTGGGCAATCTCAGCTGCCGGTCAATGATCTTCAACGATCTCTTCAGCGGAAGAGTGAGGGACGAGTGCAGGAGGATTGTCGACGAAGAAAACAAGAATTCTGGCCTCCCCGAGTGGAAGTACGTTTGGGCGGAGCGCATCCTCGAGCGTCGCCTCCAAGCCCTGCGCAAGGCTGGAAAGATCCACTTCCTCGGCAGTGGCAAGAACGCGGGCTGGGCGCTGGTCGACAAGCAGCGGGGAGCCTGAGATGAGCGAAGAACAGAAGCAAGCCGCCCACGCACTCTCGCCGGCGGAGACGAATGGCCCAGACGAGCGCACCGTCCTGCGCGATCTCGCACAAGCACTAGCATGGCAGTGCTTCGGGGAATGCCGCGGATATTCGGAGCGGCTGCTGTCGCCGGGAGGAGCTCTGGCGGCGGCGCGCGACGT